TTGATTGGGTGTTCATCAAGCGAAAGGTCGCTTTCATACACCATCATTTTCTTGATCCTATCCTTTGATGCATTCTCAATAATTCGCCTTTTCACATCACTCGCATTTTGAACGCCAACCGAATCAAAGTCTTTCTTCGCTTCTCCATGATACTGTCCATCCAGGGAAGCACCCCAACTACTTCCCACCAAATCTGCCTTACTCATCGTAGCGGGTATAGTCACCTCTCTTTCAACAAAAGTTCCATGACATTCACAAGTTGGCTCCCAACCTGTAGTCAAAGAGGATGAACCTGCATACGAGGGAACAGCCCCCGTACTGGTGACTCTTTGACCTCCACGCTTTGGATTTGACAAACCTTCTGTTTTCTGTTCAAGCTCATCATCTTGATCAGTACCTCTCCTTTCTGTGACTCTCCGCCAGGGAGATCCACAATCGGCACAACACCCATGTGCGCTCGTTCCTGCTAAGATGCAGGGTTCAATGAGTTCGGGAGGATATACTGCGAAGTGCGCCCCAGAATATGGTTTGGGGGCAACAGTCCATACTGAGCGTTTGTTTCGCTTTGGATTGATAACCCTGTTCCTATCTGTGGGCCTTTCCTTGTTTATTGAATGTGGAGTCTGCCCTGGTGCGCCTTCGGTTCTCTTGTGTTCGCTACCAATTGACCTTTGCATCCTGCCAAAGGATGCCTCCTTGATTGGTTCTTTGATTGCCTCATGATCATAGAAGTATTGCTTATTCTTAGTGAGTAGAAAGATGTATTCATGACTCTTAGTGCATCTATCCTTCACCGCCTCCGGCATACAGGATGGTTTGCTCCATATAATGTCCTGGCGAAGCCACCATCCATCTGCCTGGAGAGCCAAAGCCACCCTCCAGGGTATTCCTACCAGGTCTTTGGGCTTCAAGCCCTCTATGGATGCTCTATTCCTAACATTGGTAAGGTGCTGATTGTGATTACTCGAAGTGGATAGTCCACTTCCATAATTCCCTCCACCTCCTCCGAAGTATGTATCGCCAAGATTCAACCATAGAGTTCCAGTTGGTTTCAACTTACGGCGAACTACACTGAAAACATCCACCAACTTCTGTATGTATTCTTCGGGCGTTTCTTCCATTCCTATTTGAGAGTCAATCCGTTTTGCTCCGCATTTATGACAAGTAGTCTTGTTGTACCTAGAAGCATGACTCGCACTCTTGTATTCGGCCACCGAGCTGATCCATTCACCCTTTTCTTCGGGGGGTTTGTGATCACAGTTTTCATCGCCACCTTCCCATGTGGCAGTTTGGTAATCTCGGAGTCCCCAATATGGAGGAGATGTGACACAGGTGTCTATGGACTCATCATCAATCTGTTCCATCGTTTCAAGACAATTGCCGATCAGAACCTCATAACCCATATTTTCACCTCAAAAATCAAAGATTGTTTTTTGCACAACTTCTGTAGCATCAGGTCTTTCTTCTAATGATTCAAGAATCTCATCTGTTAGTTGGATCCCCTCCCCAATCCAACGCATCACAGGCACGGCCATAGAATTGCCCAACGCCTTGTATCGAGGCCCGTCTGGGCATTTATCTGGTTCTTTACCTCTGTATGGTATCTTGGTATAATCATCAGGGAATCCCTGTAATCTCTCACATTCCAGGGGAGTAAGCCTTCTCACCGCCATCTGTTGTTCACTAACGGCAGGAGTTTCAGCCTCTAACACCTTATTCACAATAGCAGTTCCTTCTGCACTTTGAGGCGAGCGTGAATCTAAATTGTGAGCCGTGAGTGTGGGTGAAACTGTTTTCTCAAGTGCGATTGCGGTTTTGTCGGCAACCCTGGAATTGTGATCACCAACAAGAGTCGGAGAGACATCTGTTTCTTTTCCCGATGATACATCGTGAAGATTAGTTTCCTTGTTTTGCTCACCATGAGCTACTGCATGATGATGGCTCGCAGACAATGTTGGAGCTTTATCTCCATCTTTGCCTATTCCTGATAGCCCGATGTTTTCACCGGATCTCCTTCTATGATGCATTGAGTTTAGAGGAATAGTGAATTTATCTTCTTCAATACCAACTGCAAGACCTCCTTCTGCGGTTAGGGGAGCACCTGTCTTTTCCTTTGAAAAATTGGTTTGCCCCGTGTTTTTCCAATCAAACCCAATAGCATGACCCTGGCCTTCAGCTCGTAAAGTCGGGAAGTTCTCTTTTGATGGTTGAGGATCAAGACCCTGGGTATGTGAGAATCCGATGACTTCTCCTATGACCTGGCGTTCAATACCTGCTCTCTCTCCACACCCTTTGCCATAACTAGCATCCAGGGTGGGAGAAGTGTCGCCATGCAACGGCTCACTCACTTCTGTCACTACAGTTCTAGCATCTTTGGAATCTCTTGCAGTTATTGCATTCGCCGTTGTATCTTCCTTCGCCGTTTCTAAATTGCCTATTCCATTGAATACCGTTTGTTCATCAACCGCTACAAAGGTCTGTTGATTAGTTCCTGGCTGTGCCTTTAGTGAAGTTGATTTATCGCCCAGATCTCTTATTTCGGATCGTTGGTTCTGTTCAAAGGCGATTGGCTCTCTGATTATCTGAGTAGTTCTCACATCCCCTACATCAAAGGCATTGAGTGTGTTTGTCACATCGTCCTTAACCCAGGTCTCGCAATCTTCTGAGGTCTGTGCTCTGCGTGATTTACGAAATATCCCCGTTTCTTCTGGTGGGACATCTTCCATGATCTTAGGGCCGGATGTATTTGTTCCCCCTGCTGCTTCTGTTAGAGTAGCGGCTTTATCTCCATCAATTGATTGATTGTACACATCCACCGCTACTGACTCACGAGGCCCTACTACTTCCTCAGTAAGAACAGGCTTTCCTGTACTCCCTGCATCTCTTGCATCTAATGGAGGAGATAGATCACGGCGACTCTTTGAACTCTCCATCCAATTATCCGGCTCATGCAGATTTTGCACTACGCCCATGAATTTTCCTTTATCGGGCATCCGATCTTGGTGGCCGCTTCTGGTCATAGCGCCGGAAATGTCGCTACCTTCCCAACCTATTCTTCTTCCTGATGAAGAATCGCTCTCGCCTTGAGTGCCTGTTCCAATGAAGTTGGCAAGACTTTGCCCCTCCGAGTGGCCCTCCTCAGAATTCCGTTGCAAGCTTTCGGACTCAAATAATACCGAGGCGGCACTTCTCCAATCGCCTCCAATATGTCCGACAACGAACAATCTTCTACGTCTTTGCGGGACTCCGAAGTATTGAGCGTCCAAAATTCTCCAGGCGAACCCATACCCGAGTTCTGCCACCTCCCCGAGGAAGATACCAAAGTCCCTTCCTTCGTCAGATGACAGGAGACCTGGGACATTTTCAAAGAGGAACCACGTCGGTTGAATCTCCCTAACAGCGCGGAGGAATTCGAGGGCCAAGTTGCCACGAGGGTCATCCATTCCGAGTCTCTTTCCCGCAACGGAAAAGGATTGGCAGGGGGATCCTCCGACAACGAGTTCTGCTTGTCCTCTGTATTCATTCCAATCAACCTCTACTACATTTCCTACATTTGGCACTTCAGGGTAATGATGCGCCAATACGGCTGAGGGAAATTGATCGATGTCAGCGAACAACAGTGGCTCCCATCCCAACGGCTCCCATGCTTGGGACGCGGCTTCAATTCCGGAGAAGAGACTGACATATTTACGGACACGGCTCATTCACGCTCAACCCCCTCAAGTGAGGTTTCACCTTTGAACACTCTCGTGTTATACGGCATTAGAGGTTGATCGTAGCGAGGGCAAAAGCCCTTCAATGCACACCAGGGTTCACAGATGTAATCCACCTTCTTGGGATGAAGCATTGGGAATTGAACTCCATCCATGTCTCCTTCGTAATTCCTGTGGTATCGGAGCAGATCCTCTATACTCCTAAGCATCAAGCCCATCTCCCTGGTTCTTACAGATTCTTTTCCTCTGAATATCCCATCTCCACCAGTATGATCCCAACCCCACCATGCAATGTCTGCGGTGTTCAGTGGCAATTCTCCAATCACATTGTTCTTTCGATCATACAGTTTGTTGTCGCAATTCTTCATGAGGAATACATAGTATGCCAATTCTTTTCTCATGCTTTGCCACTTCAAATCCTTCTTATCATTGAATACACCTGTTTTCAATTCATGAACATGGTATCTCCCTTCGCCATCAATGAAAAGGCGATCAATCATTCCTGTGATGTGAATCAATTGATCTTGGAATTCAACCACGCCATGAAGTGTAATCTCATTCCCAATTGGAAGAAAACAATCCAGATCACAATCCAATGCTCGCATTGCTTCTGCCAATAGGTACTTCCGAATGTGCTCATCTTCATCTAGTTCGTAAAGATCCATATCTGGTATCAAACTCATGAAGTAGCTATGCATGGTTTGAACATCATCAATTCCTTTGATTCGTTCTAAATCCACATCATGGTAAAATTGCTCAACAGCATCATGCACATTAGTTCCACGCCTCATATTGTCATTCTCGGGTTCTTTCACACCCAGGACATACTTGATGAAGCCCTGTTGAGCGCAGAAATCGTATGCACCTACAGACGACTTGGTGAATCGTGGAATCCAGGTATCAGGAGAGCCAGGATGCCATCCATATGTTGAACGGTATTCTTCATAGCCCTCAACGGGTATGATCTGAGGATCACGAGGAAATCTCACTCTGAGTAGCATTGGATCCCTGTTCCTGGTCTGTTTCAAATTTACCGTACTTGAGGCTAGGCCACCCATACCACTTCGAGCCACCCAATTCAGGGGGTGCTCGGTGGAATACTCGGTGTCGTCCTGGAAGATCAAGAGATGTGCGATTCTTTGTCAGAACTGCATAGGAATCAATGACTCCGGTTCTTCTGCCCAGGTCATCCCTCTCCTCAATCAATTCCATGAGGACTACTTGTTGAAGGTCGCCATCGCTATCCTTGAGCCATCCAGGAATATCCTGGCCTTCTATGACATTGCCATCGCTATCGTAAGTATGCTTCATGTGAGCAATCGTATAGACATGAACGCCACCTGTCATCAATCCCTGCCAGCAT